TCTTATTCTTCTTTATAGTTAGTGTAGCAGCATAACTACTGACATCAATAGCAACACCTGTACTTGTTGTTACATAACAATCAACATCTATTGAGTTACCTTCATATATGTTTATCTTCATTGTCTTATATTGTTAATTGCATATCCATTTTTGCTACTCCATACGAATCTGTGCCATTACACATTGAAATAAATAAGTATAAATAATTACCTCTTTGTATAAAACAAGGTGACGCTCCCATATGATCTATTGCCCACGTACATCCAGAGTATACATTCTCCCCACACATAGGATTAGCAACCACTGGATTTTGTACATGTGGCTGCCAAACACCTCCATTACGTTTATGAAACACTCCATATACCTCATTAGTTGGACCTAGCGGCCCATCACATGTTGAGTTTTCTCCTGAGCTAAAAATAAATAATTCTCCATTGATTAAATAAGGAGCATAATTTTCTAAAGTTAATTCTCCATAAGTATTCGCTTTATTTACTGCTACAACCTCAACGTCAGAACATACATAAGTTGTTGGTGAGTCTAATTTCATCCAAAGTATTTTATACTCCGAAGATGCGGTTGATCTATACTGAACTGCTATATATAGTTGACTTCCTATATAAATCATCCCCCCGGGTAATACTAAGTGTGTAACGTCTGCCGTATAACCTGGAATACTTAACCCCGTTGCCGGAACAGACACGATACCATAATCTTCATTAATAATTATAATACCAGTCCTCACTACTCCACCCGCATCAACTCCGGCTGTTGATATGGCATAATTAGCAGTTCCCGGAACTTTTACTGGTGATCCAATCATATAATGGCCTCCTGTTCCTACGCACCACGCCTGATTAAACGGTGCTGTTCCTGCTTTATAATAATATGCACCTGTCACGTCGGTCCAAGTTAAAAGATCAGATGATTTATATAGTCCCGTCATGCCTGCTATTGCACCCTTCCCATTAACTATCATTCTATACCATCCGTCGCTATGTAACCAAATACCTCCCGGACTAGTATAGACCGTGGCCCAAGCGTTAGTTTTAATAAGATAACTAAAAGGATTCATTACAAAATTTCTAAACGGATTCCACCATGTTACGTTTTGTCCAACTGCTAGAGTTCCCCTTAATGTTGAGTAAGATACTGTATGCCCAATCCAGTTTATTGCCGTTATTTGAATATTATCTCCCGCTGTTGCGCCTTGCATTTGCCATCTTTTCCCCGGATCAATACTAAAATCAGCAATTTCAAATGGTAGTGCTCTATTAAGAGTAATTATCTTATTTGTCGTGTCGTGAGATGTAATTGTCCATCGTGTTTCTCCCGCAGGCCAAGGATGATTCATTCTTTCCACGTTTCTGATCATAATTGGCAATAATCCAGTCTTTGTATTTTGATTACTTAACTGTATGATTTGATTTGCCTGAGCAGATATTAAATCAGTTAAATAAGATGACTTATCAGTATTCCCTACCGAATCATAAATCATTAACTTATCCTCATTTATAGGGGCTATATGCCTTGTAAAATCTTGCGGAAATAGTCTATTTGCCATTTTTATACTATTATGTAATCACTTGCTTCAGTAAAAATATAATTACCAGATTCATCCATTAGTCCCTCAATTCCTTGTGGGGGGTTATAGAGTATTTCAATTAAATTCAAATTCCATGATCTATCGGCTATATTAAATAATCCACTATTAAATACAAACTTACGATTTGTAGCCATTATTTGATTTAATGGATCTTCAAATCTCCCCATAACATTTATATGAGGTGTATTTATTGTATCGCCTTCCAATACTGGTAGTGTTATAATTTGTTTCGGTCTTCCATATTGTTGTGCAATCTCATCACCTATAATTTGCAATACTGGTTTTGACTCAGATCCTCCGCGAGTATTCCAAACAGCAGTTTTAGTTACATCTGATAAAGAAAATGCACCCGCTAATTGTTCTACAACATTATCAAGATTAGCATCTATTACATCACCAAGAATATAATCATAGTCCAATGTTTTTCCGCTGGTTACGCTTATTGCAGGATTATAAATACTTTGGACTGTTTCAATATTATCTAAATATGTTGATATATACTTCGGCATTTTTAATATCCATCTACTTAATCTTGGAAAGGGCCCTTTATGAGGAGTTTTTTTAACAACTATTTCATCAGATGTCGAATAAAACTTAACATTTTTTATTCCTAGCGTTATCCCTAAATCACCAGAAGGTCCATATAAGGTAATTCGATAAGGCCCCACATATTGAATGCCGTTTATTGTTCTTTTATGTGATTTCCATCCTGAAGATCCGGGAAGTGCCGTCTCAGTAAATGTATAAAAAGCCGATATTTGCCAACGTGCTTCGGTAGCGTCATATATGTATAGCATTTTATGACCCCCGGAATCCATTAAAGTGAGATTAAATATAATTGTTTTATTTATTGCAAATGGATTATAGACTAAATATTCAAATTCAATATTAAATACATTACTTGACACAACTGCATTCCATCCAAAGTCCTGATAAATATAAACAGTTGATGGATTATTAGCATTTGTAAACATAGCCCATCCGTCGGTATCGGTGCGTATTTGATTGCTAATAGGAGCTATACCATAACCTCCAGCATAAGTCCATTCTTTATACTTAAAAATTGGAGTTGGCTGATATGTATTACTTTTAAATTCCCAATTATCAATCCAACTTTCTTTATTTCCATAGTCCTGATGAATAGTTACTTTCTTTGCAGGAGAACTCATTAACATCGTACCCCCTTCAGTATCTATAATATCAGAGGTAACTGTATCTCTTTTTATAAATTGTTGCGGCGCAAATGTAGTGGATGTTTTTGTTGCCGCTGTAAATATCCTGCCGTATATTAAATCCTGAGATAGTTCTGTTGGTCGATAAATAGTTATAGTAGCATTTATCTGTCTTATGTTCGCATTGAACGATTTCAGTATATTTTCAAGAACTTCATAACAATACATATCTTTAAATACATCAACATTTATGAAGGTTTGATCAAGTGGAGAATCACCAACTCCGTTAGAATGATGCGTTTCATAAATATTTACGAACTCGCCAAATGTTATGATGTTAATTTTTGCTAATATATCAATAATGATTTCTCGAATTGAAATCCTGCCTATATATGGAGTTCCTGCATTATCAAATAAAATATTTTTTAACACTCCTAATCCATCAGATGCCGAAATTATTACTTCGTATGATGTATGACTATACGGTTCTGAATAATTATCCGCCATAACATATCCTTCCCAAAATAATATATCAGTTCCGCTATAATAATAAACAGACATTTTATACTGCTGATCTTGTACTGTATATAAATCTATAAGGGTAAAATCAGCATCAGAGTAGACTTTCAAATCAGCTCTTGAACCTCTTATCGGACCTTCAAGTAATTCCTGTGAGGATGAAAGATACTCAATAACTAACGGGTTCCCTGTTGCCTGTAACGTAGTTATTGATCCGTTATAATTAACATCACTTAAATCAACCTTCCAGTCAAGTCCTAAAATATCAGTCCATTCAGCTCTGTACTTGATCATGTATTATTATTTAACATATCTTGATGCATCATTCCGCTTAAATAAATATCTCTTCCTGTTAACACCGCATGAAGCCTAACTGATCTTCCTTCTGATCCATTCGGTATCACCTGAGAACCTCTTGGAAGATTTACTAATTCCGGACCGCGCTCACCGACCAAAGCTAATCCGCCGGGGGCAAAGTTAGTGCCGTCTGCAAACTTTGGTATATTTGCTAGTGCTACCAATACTGATGCGACAGCGGCGATTGCCATTAAAGGCCCAATAATAGGGATAGCTGCTACTGATGCAGCTGCTCCTGTTGCAGCTACTTCTGTATTTGCAATGGCTTCCGCATTCTTAGTTGCTATTAACGCTGTTATTGCAGAAATAGCTCCAGGAATGGTACCAATTATATTTCCAATATATGAAATCCACGCACCCATAGATGTATGAATTGAAGCACCTAGTTTATTAAAAGAACTAGATACAAGGTCAATCATCTTAGGCATTTCCTTAAGATTATCAGTAAGTTTATTATCTGAAACTATTTGCGCTATCTCTCCTGTGCTAGTTCCTCCATATTTTTGAATACCTGTATTACTCATATCAGGTTTCCATGTGCCTATTGTGGAAGATTTTAGCCCTGACATACTGACATCTGCCATCCCTGATTTATGCGCATTACCAGCATCATCATAATATGTTTGTCCTATTTTAGCCCCAGACTCTCCGAGTTGAATTATTTCTCTTTGCTTCTTTAATAAAGCAGTTGCAGCACTAACCTGTTTATCTTTTTCTTGTGTTATCGAAGATTCTAACCGCCATCCTTTTACTAGGGTTTGTTCGTAATCCCTATAAATCTCAACTAATGTTTTATTGTGATTAAGAGTAAGCATTGCTGACTCCTCAGATAGTCCTTGTATGTCTAATAACTTTTTCTTATTCTCATACTGTTCATTCTCGTCCTTAGCTCTAAAATCTGCTATCTCTTTTAGTTTTGCCCTGTAATCTTCAAGTAATTTAGTCTTATCTTCTTCGGTCTTTTTATCTTTAATCGCATTGAATATCTTTAATTTCTCAGTGTCAAGTATTGCTAATTCCTCCTGATATTTTATTTCAATTTGTGCTAATTCGGCGGCTCGTTTATTTAATGCTTCTAATTCAAAAAGCAACTGATTGCGTTTCCTTGCATTTTCAACAACTCCAAGACCTATTCCTAATTGATTCTTTAATAATATACTATTAGCTATGTGCGCTTGTCCATTTTTTTGTAATTCAATGCTTTGCTCTTTTGTGAGTCCGATCATTGTCTGAGCGTCATCAAGTTGCTTATTACCTAACGTCCATTCCCCCTCTGCTCGTGATGTCGCCCCCCCGTATTGTGTTTGCGCTAATGCCTTAAAATCTACTGAAGATGTTAATACCTTATTCCTGGATTTTAAATATTCGTCAACATTCTTTTGTGATTTCTCCCATGCACTTGCTATCTGCTCGATCCCTAAAACAACCAGTGAAATAGCTCCTGTTGCAGTCATCATCGTAGAGGCCATATTTGCAAACTTGCCCGTGACTCCTCCGATAGCCCCGCCTATCTCATCAAAAGCTGAAGAAGTTTCTTTAAGAGTCTTTTTAGCCTCTCTTGTGGTATCATTTAATTCCTTAATAGAGGCTTTCGCTTTTTTCGCTGCATTCTCTAACCCAGAAGCATCGCCATCTATCTTTATGGATGTTTTATTACTTTCCATTACTTCTGTTTATTATTAGTTCGGACAATCATTCTGTTAATCTCCTGATACCATTCTTTATCAATCCCTTCGTAAACCTGATATTTACCCCAATCCCATGCACCTGAGAACCAATGACGAGCTGAAATAGTTCCACCCCCTCCGGATGCTTTGACTGCTTTTCTTCCCATGCCTTTTGGTCTCCTTCCTACATTATGCGCTCCTCCTTCAGTTAATCTTCCGTACCAAACATTATTTAACTTCCCACTCTTTGTTACGTATTTTGTCTTTAAAATAGACCCTACCCATAAGCCCGGCTGTTCTTTTGCTGCTTTAGTTCCGATACTTCTCCATAAGTTTCCCCTGTCGGTAGCATCGTTAGCAACATTGTTCTTAATCATTGCAACAAGTGGAACAGAGGCTTTTTTAAAGGCAGAAGTAAATATTTTCTTCTGATCAACTTTTGAAAGATCATTAAAGAACTCTTCAAGTATCTTTACATTTGAGTCATCTAAAAAAAGTTCAGTCTTAACCATTTATCATTTTTTCAAGTTTTGCCCCTATATCTTGCGCTTTTTCTTTCGATATTTTCTTTTCCTTAACCGCCTCAGCTTCCCACCCAAACTTCATTAACTCTGAAGGTTCTTTTATTTTACTCAATCCCGGCGCTATCATTGAGAAAAACCATCCTAGCCGACTCCTCTCCCATTCTTTTCTTTCCTTTTCGTTTTCATTCCTTAACAAAGAGCCCATCTCGTCAAAGCTCATCTCATCCAAAAAATACTCAGGGGATATTCCCAAACTAACTACACGCCCATAGACTTCCCCTATATCTATCGAGCCTTCTGCTTTTTTTCTGTTGGTTCGCTCATTAAATTGATGAAAGAAACAATAAGTATATTAATATCCTCATCATCAATCAAATCAAGAAATTCATCATAAGATATTCTCAATCCTCCGCCCCAAAGACACGAGTAAAAGAAATAAATTCCTTCTCTCATGCTACTGTCAAAATGATCAATAGAATGTCCTGATAATTCTTCAAACTTCAGATAAGTTCTCGCGGATTTTTTAATAGGATAATCTTTATCTCCTATTTTTATGGTTTTGGTTTCAAGTAGTTTCATAAGGGTTTAAATAAAGGGAGCATCCCTCATTAGAGATGCTTCCCTAATTAAGAAGTAATAAGTTGATTTAATGCGAATCCCGTTGCATGTTCAAATGAAGCGGAGTAAGTAGTGTTCTCTTTGTCCGGAAAAGTCAAGTCAATTGAAGTAAGATAGAACTGACCTGAAGCATAGAAGTGTGTTAAGCCTCCGGTAGTCGTATCTGGTATTCCATTTAACTGAACTGTTTCCTTTCCAAAGATCATAAGCATCGGTTTGCGTGCCACAATAGCTAGTGCAAAGTCCTCTGCATTATATTTGTCGTTGTCTATGTACATTCCTGCGAGTGTACCTGATACATCAAGCCTTCCCGATTTGCGAGTGACATAATTACCAGAGCCTTTATTAGTAGTGTCCCTGGTTGCCATTTTTATCGAAAGTGAGTGGCTTGTTGCATGTGCTACGGATTTCCATGTGGTTGTTCCTGTCGAAGCCGACATAAACACCATCACAAGATCACCAGCTATAACATCATTTGCCATTTTTTAATATGTGTTAATTACTACACTAAAAGTTAATTTATTATAAAAACCTGTTAAATCCGGTATTATATCTTCCTGAAAAGATTGAAGATAAATCCGGTTAATTGCCTGCGTTCCTGAACCTGTATGATAACCCTCTAAGGCTGTTCTGATTGCTGAAACGATTAATTGAAGTTGAGCATAATCAACCGCTGATGAATAAATACTAAATATGATTTCATCATTTGCCCATTCTCTTTTATTGTAAATTGGCGTGACAGAATCAATGGTATAAACAATCATAGGCATTACGGTATTCTCAGTACAGACATAAGGAAATACCTTTGTTGCCGGTACGAGTGCCATGAGTGCTGAATTGGCCGTAAGTGCTGCCTTAATCGTTTTCCCTATCATTCGTTGATTTTTTGAAGTGAGATACTCAATCCTTCTTTTCTTCCCAGTTCATCAATATTAGTAATCTCAAACAGTACATTTGGAAAATTAGAAAGTTTCACGCGCATCGTTTCAAGAATCTCCACCCGATACCTTACTTTAATAGTTAAGGTAGTTGAGTAGAATTTTTCGTGATCTGATAATGAGTAACCACCTCCTTTATTTACGACCTGTGCGCTTACCGTTAAAGTAACCGTTGGCCATGTGTCGGTAGTACCTCCAAAATCAGTATCACTACTTTTAACTTTAGCGTAGAAACTCGCCTTTCTATCCATTTGTCCTGCTTTCATTTTACAGTCCAGATTTTATAAGGTGCTAAAAGATACTCCATAGTGTAAGGACACTTTACGACACCAACGCCCACCATTACCGGCTCACGGGTATTGTAAAGATGTCCTACCATAAATAGAATACTTTGATACAATGGTTTTGGTAGTACGCCACCCACTGCAAGCGAAACAAGAGTAACCCCGATCTCATTCTCAACGGAAGTCTCCGCTACATCAATCAGATCACCAATGTGAGTATCATCATCCGTTATGTCAACCCTCAGATTATCCTTTGCCTGTTCTAAAGTGACGTACACTCCCATTATGCCATGTGTTTAGCTGAGAATGAAGCTGAACGAGCTACTTTAGCATCAAAATAGCAATTAACTACGATTCTGACGTTAGCATAAATAGCCTGTGAATAAGGATCAATTGTAAGATCATAACCGCCCCACTGACCAATCATCAAGTCTGACCAGTTACCAAAGATAAACCCAGTACCGGTAGTCGTTGAGAAGTCCGTAAGTTTTGGAACTCCGTTTGTTACATAAACAGGATAGCCGTTGATGGTATCTTTCTCCATAATCATCTGCTCACCATAAGTCGCAGTTCTGACGGTTGTTTTTGCCATTCCACGTCCTTTAGCGTTAGTTATATATGATAATGGTGCAATAAGTGCGTTACCTCCATCAACATCAGCCTCAAGCTGAACTATGCTTGACCATGAAAGAGTCGTTGCTCCGGAGGTATATTGACCCCAGAATAATCCTGATGGAGTTGCAACAATATCGCCTTCCTGTACGCCGAGTATGGTAGACTCAAGTTTTGCAGCAATTGCTTTTGCGATATTCTCAAATAACATAGACTCAGCCCCGACCGTATCCTGTGCTAAGAAGGATTTTGATACATCAAGATAAGCAGTTAGTCTGTGAGGTACTAAATCCACCTTGCCCCATGTTCCGGCTCCATCAGCAGCAGACACTGTTTCTTCTTTCCATGCAACGGTAGTGCCTGAATATGTCGGAATAGAAACAGTTCCATTCAGACCGGTGAGATATGTCGCTCCAGCTTTTGCCAGAACAAGATAGTTCGTAAGAGGGGGAAGCACGGCCTTTTTTTCAGTAGCCACGATATAACCGCCAGTAGTCGTTCCGCCAGACACAATCGCTGTACGAGTAACGATTTTAGATTCGTGCGGAAGTATAATCTGACCCATTGGCTGGAGGTCTGATTTTTTACGCTCACTTCTTCCCTCTGCACTTAATGCCTGGGTTGGAGCGTCCATTGGTTGATGGTCAATCTCATTTTTAATAGCAGCAAAGATACTGAACGGCTTGCCTTCTTCAAGATTATCCTTCACCTTCGTTACAGGAGCCGGCATCTTGCGTTGTTCTTCTTTCTCAAGAATCTGTATCTCAAGATCAGCGGCATTCTTTACATTCTCATCAAAATAAGTTTTTTCCTCAGGTTTCATCTCCCTGTTTTCCTTTTTGATGGTTGCGAGGATTCTTTCGTTGTCTTCAACGAATCCACCTCTTTTGTCTCTTAATTCCAAAAGTGTTAATTCTTTCATTATTTCATTTTTTTAATTTCGTTTTCAATTTCTTTAAAATAATTCGTTAAATCCTTTGCCGGTTCTGGGATGATCGTTGGTTCAGAGGGGGACTTATGCCGTTGCTCTTCCTTAAGGTCTGCAATCCGTTTCTTTTCGGCTTCTATATCATTTACTTTTACATCAACCAGCTTCCTTACTGCCACCGAAGTATCAGAATAAGCCGGCCGGTAAACTAACGATAAGTCGTAAATTTTATCAAATTTTGTTATGGTTCTTAAATAAGAATCATCAGGTTGTTTTGCCCACGAATCACCACCTTCGGCAATTGTGAAAGCGAATGACATTGAGCGTATATCATTTCGTCTTACCCCACTTAACGCCTCGTCACCCAGTGCGGTTTCGGGAGCATCAAAAGTGCATTTAACACCTATATCGGCCTTTTTGACTTCCATTGAACCCTGACCATTAGTTGAACGCGCTAATACGCCCCTGCTTTCGTCATGGTTCATAAGACAAAGTATATCGGAGCTTTCTAATACTCCGTCAACTGCCTCCGGTCGGATTATCTCTTTAAAACCACCAAGATCATTACTCAGCTTATTAAAAACAATCCCCGTCCCTTCAATGGTTCTGCCCCTGCGATTTGCCCTTAGCTCGCAATCAACTGCATCAAACGCCCTTACTTCCTTTTCCATCTTTTTTCTATTTAATTGGCATAGTATCTACACCTGTATTTTTATTTTGTGTTGCTACTGGCACGCTTCCTAATTTAGCAAGATTAACCTGATAATACCTATCATTTCCATCTGGATCGGTTTCAAGGTCTAACTCTCTGCAAATGTCATTCGGCGAATATGTACCTGTTAAAATCATTTTTGAGTAGTAATCTGCCTGAGTAGTTAAATTGGCTTGCATGAGTTTTTTAAGATCAAGTGATACTCTTGCTCTTATTCTTTGAGAAGGTCTTAAAAGTTTACGATTGAACTCATTATTGATCTTTTCAGCGAACGGCATGATAGTATCAGCGATATACTCAAGCTGGTAACTTTCTACATTTGTTTTCGTTCCGCCTGTATCGAATGCCTTAACCGGAGGAACGCCAAAGAACCTACAAATATCAATTACATTGAATCCCCTTGTCTCAAGCATCTGGGAATCTTTCGGGTTTACCGTAATAGGTTTAAATTCCGCTCCGCCTTCCATTACTGCTATACCTCCGGCGAGTCCTGTAACTGAATCATATTGAAGTGCTGCTGCAAACGATGCTTTTAATGCCGAGGCTGTTGTTCCTGTGAGTTTACCTGGTACGGAAATAATACCTGAAGCATTTGCACCTGATTGAAAGAAGTTCTTAGCCTGTGCATCTGCTGCTGAAGCTATGCCAAGACTTATCGCTGCATGAGTAAGCGTAGAAACACCGATAAGACCATTATAAGAGAAGTTCATAATATGAATCATATCTTCTCCGTCTACCTGTCCCTCCTGATGAGTGTAAACGTCCTGAATCTCATAATAAATTGTAAGGTCTTCTTTAATGAAAAGTAGAACCAAACCATTAATAAGTTGAAGTGAAACAGGATTACCAAACGAATCTCTGTGAATCCATATATAAGCATTCCCATTTAAGAGAACCTGAGCAACCAATGTCTTCATAAAGGAAAACTTACTCATCGAAGGATTCGGCTGCGAGTTAAGCATCGGGAGCGCAAAGTGATCCATATTTTTAGACCATTCTTTTCCTTGCCGGGTCTTAACAATAAAGTCCATTGCGCCTATTGAGTCAGAAACAACGTCAACACATCTATAAACAGCCGATAGTTTCATTGAGGATGAAGCACTTAAAGGAGCCATCGTCCCACCAAAAGAAATACCTGTTCCTAAAAGAGTTGACGGCCCAACGGTAACATCCCTTTTCTGAATAAGTCTGTCAAACTTTGATTCGTCCGTTTCCTTGTTTATATGTAATCCGAATATTTCCATATTTAATAAATTGAACCTAAGTAAACGTTTTCATTTCTTGCGACACAAGCAGCATCGGCTTGAATCATTGCTATCACGCCGTCAATCTTTTGTATTGCGTTTGGTTTCTCAGGTTTTACATTGTCATTTGGGCCTTGTCTTAAAACTACATTTCTAAAGCAATATCTTGTAATCGGGTTATCATCAATAATAACATCGCCATTTAATATCGATCTTTCAATTTCTTTAGTCGGGCCGTTGAAGTTTCCAATACTTTGACTGAAAGGTTCAATAGGCAACCCCGTCAGAGTACAGTTTATTGCCCATTCAGTAGCATTGAATTTGTCGTAATTGATTTTAATAATATTACAAACCTCTGATATTTTTAGAATGTCATTAGTGATATAGCTGTAATCGGTTACGTTTCCGGGAGTAATTGTTAAATGACCTTCTCTCGCCCACTGCCGGTACATCTCTTTATTCGTAGCTGTCTTAAGTGAGTCTGAAGGAAGATAGTATTTAACCTTAAAATACTTTTTATTCTCTTTAAAGAACTCATAAGCTACTGCCGTGAAATCCTGATTACAAGCTAAGTCAACCCCGATGAAACACTCTTCATCTTTAAAGAACTCAGGATTAACTTTTCCGGTTGATCTTAAAATATATTCATCAGGAATCCAGGTTTGTTCAGAATCGCACCAAACATTAAAGTTTTTAGTCTTAATACCTACTTCCTCCGAAGGACTATTGATAGCTTTTATGACTTGTTTTCTTAAAAAGGAACGGTTTACCGTTACGTCAAGATTCGGATTCGATTTAATCCAGTTGGTTTCGTCTTTCCAGTCGTCCTCTTCATCCATTGTAAAGATCATTGAGAATAAAGAATCTTCTTCTTTTACACCTGAGATAACCTCTACGGCATTGGTTCGCATCTTATAGCATACAGAGTCTTTATTGAATCCTGCCGTTGTGATAACCATTAACATTGGGTTTGACCGCATAGCCATTGAGGACTCAATAACATCCTTAACCCTTGCATCAGGAGCGGAATGATACTCATCGATTAATCCATAAGAAGCGTTATACCCATCGAGCTTTCCAGAGTCGGCAGCGAGTACTTTTATAAATGACTTTGTTTCCGGGAACTTAATATCTGATCGGTATGCTTTCAAGAATGAACCATCGGGATCAAACTTCTTTGCGAAACCCTGGGTAAGATCAAAACAAACATGAGCCTGTTCTTTTGAGTTGGCAGCAAGTAGTATCTGAGCTGCATCTTCTCCGTCACCAACTAAATGATATAGACCCAAAGCACTACCAAAGAAAGCCGTCTTTCCATTCTTACGACCGATCTCAATATAAACATCATTGATCCTTCGTCTTTCCGTTCCCTTCCAATAAAAGCCATAAATTCCAGCTGTGATAAATACCTGCCAGGGCTGTGCAATGAAATGTTTACCTGAGTGCGATCCTGTGAAATGTTTTAACTGAGCGATGAAATCAAGAACGGACTTAACCTTATCTTCTCTGAACTCAAACTTTGGATTATCAAGGTCTTTTTTGAATCGCTTAACAGCATTACGAACATGAGAGCAAGAGGGGATAACTCCCGTTTCGATATTTAATATGTAGTCATCTAGAATTTTCAACTAATAAAAACATTCCCTCAGCTTGCTACTTTTAAACCTTTCTTTTGCGTATTTCTTTCTGTGGTTCTATAATTGCATTCTCGATCTGTTGCTCTGGTATGAAATCAAAATCCATTATCCCGTGTTTGAAACAGTGTGTTGCCATCATCGGCTCCGGGTGCATCCTGTGAGCCAAAAGAAATAACTGCCTTTTCTTACTTGTTTCAAAATCATCACAAGTAATCTGCATCAAGACTTTCCCTGACGATTTGCTAATTATTTTGTACTTCAACATTCGGCTGTTTTGATTTCTTTAAAAACTTTGACATGTCGCTTTCTTCTTTTGCTCTTTCCGTAGGCTTGCTTATTTCCTTGCGTGCCTTTGGACTCATGCCATACTCAAACATCATCTTATTAAGCTGAATCTGTGCATCCAATTGGATTTTAATACACGGATGTGCTTTCTTTCCTTCGGAATCCAATAACCCTTCCTTTAAAAGAATCTGTGTTGCCTGTATATAGTTATGATAGGTATTGCCAATCAATACAAGCGTGTCCTCATCGAGTGAAGTAAGTATGTTTTGCTTCTTTAAAAGTTTGGTAAGATTATCCAGAAAGGTTTGCGCTTCGGGACAAATAGAAGAATTAATTACTTTCTTTGCCATACGGAAAGAATATTTATGACAAAATTAAAACTAATATTTGAATAATATGTTATAAAACATGTTTTATTTTTTAAACAATAAAAAAGCCCCTCATTTCTGAGAGGCTAAAAACTACCCTAGCTACGAAATAGTTTTTATTTATACGTTTTGCAACCTTTTCAATTCATTAAGTTCAAGAGTTAATTTGTTTACTTCCGTTTGAAGTGAATCATTTGCATCTACGTTATTAAACGATTCAGGAATAGAATCAAATGCCTTTGTTTCTATGTTTCTGAAATTCTTCTGGAACTCATCATTCGCCAATAATGCTGATCTTTTTAATTCATAAGTCAAAAGATTTTCTGCCTGAGCAACTAACTTACACATTGAGTTAGCTTGATTAGAGTCAATTTCTCCAGAGTCTAATTTCTCCATATAAATACATAATAGAGAAAACATTGATTTAGTGTTTACAGGTTTCATAATAATTGATTTCTTAGTTTGTACTTAGTTATTTTATCTTTAAATCTGTTTAAAATTCTTCTGTATTCAATTAGTTCATTATTATTATTTAATGTATCATTCAATAATCTATTTAATCTATGGTCTTCTTCATGAGATAATTCCCATAATAAATCAAGTTTTTTAGCCTTAAGACACTGACCAAAATAATATCCATCATCATCATTATCCCTTTTATCAGAATCTTTTTTACATTCATACCATTTTTGCGAAGTGAATTTTTTATCTAAGAATAGATACTCACATCCAGCACAAACTTTTTCCATATTATTTACTGCATCATATTTGTTACCAATCTCATGATCTATATATTGGCGTAATGTTTTAATCATTCCTCTGGTAGTTGTATCTCTGGTATAACAAGTGTAACATTGAGCATACATTTTATTATTCCCCGTTACTCTCATTTCCTCTTTTGGGAAATAACTCTCGCATGTTTTACATAAATGTAACTCATTAGCCATGATTAATTCATCTTCTTTGCTATTTTCAGAATGAGATAAAAGCATGGATTGTAATTGTTCAATCTCTTGCTTATTGTTAATATTAATGAGCAACCATTTTAGTTTTTCTCTTATAAGATATTCTTTGAGAGGTATTATATCATCCTTAATATTTGTTCCCATAACATTAATTTATGAAATCAAAGATATGCTACCTATTCAAACAAATACATGATTTTTATCATGTTGGGATATGTTTAATAACATAATAAATGAGGGGAGCCGGTATGGTTGCCGGAATATCATCCCCTCACCTTGTCGAAAAATGAATCAGAGTTTTAATTCTTTATGTCTTATTTCATGACAATCGCAACAGAGCGATTCAAGATTTTCCCATTCAAACGCTAAATCAGGATCAACATCAAACGGAATCTTATGATGTACCTCTTTTGTCGGAGTAACCTTTCCAAGACTTTCACATCTTTCGCAAAGTGGATTAACCCGTCTTTTATGGTTACGAAGTTTAAGCCATCTCTTATCCTGATATATTTCCTGATACTCTTTTTTACGAGTAGTCGCAACCCTGACACCCCTTCTAGGGAGCAGTTTTATGGTAGGCATATATACTTCGGATTAAAATACCAGTCCTCATAAGGTTGCGGATCACCAACATCTTTAAACGCAAATTTATAACCTAAAGATAATAATAGTTTCCTCTGTGGTTCTCTTTCAAGTTCGGGATCGACACGATAAGAATCATGTTCAATAGTGATTAACTTAAACCCAAAGCCATCATTGATGACTTTCTCAAGTGCTTTAAACCTATCACCATTGCCTTCAATGTCAAGACTAAGATAATCAACTAAAGCCGATCCGTTCTGAATACTCCTATAATCAAAAGTAATTGCATCGGCACAAATGAATTGTGTCTTTCTGTCTTTCCATGCTTCGGAATAATCCTCAATGTCAATAGACACACCAGTCCATCCGTTCTCTTCCAATAATAAAGTATTATTAATATCCTTTGGCCCTCTGCAACCAATGTCTAAAAACGTCCCTTTCTTAATTAAAGAAAGAACCCATAAATCCTGTCCTACTTGCGAATAGCTCATAATTTTATAGCTTTTACTAATAATCCAAAACAGAGTATTTCATGGGAAGTTTTATCTTCAGATGAAGCAATCTCCAAATCCCTTAATATCATTGCTTTTGTCATTTCAGATATTTTCCGCCATGAAGCGAGTCTATGAACTTCTTGTGCCATCCATTCATAATAGTTACCGTTATATTGAATCTGGACATCGTAATCTTTTAAATGTTCTTTATACCAATATTCAGATAGCCCGGTTTGGAAAAAGTATGGAGCCTGGTTAGTTAATCCGCAAAACGATTCAGTTAAAATCATTGTGCCTCCTCTTGTCAATACTCTGTCAAGTTCATTAATCGCCTCAACAGGATCAGGAACGTGATCTAAAACCTCTGAACAAAGTATTACGTCAAAATGTCCATGAACCTCTGGTATATCAGTTATGTCGGAAACTATATCAATTTTTGATACATCCCATGTTTTACATTGAAGTCCTTTACCATCCCCTCCGCCTTTGTACTGACAAAAGTCCTGACTTACATAGTCAAGATGACCGCAATAAGGTTTCCATTGAAGCTCACCAGCTCCGGCATCGAGTATTCGTTTTCCTGATGGAATAGCTTTTAATTGTTCTGCTATCCATGAGTTACGATTTGAAAGATTAGTTTGTCCGATCATATTACTATCATGTTTTTGCAATAAATATCAGTTGCTTTGTATTTTGATTCGGGTTTATACCATTTAGCGGGTGCAATAACTTTCTTGTCTGGGTTCTGATTAAGGTAAGCACCCCACCAACTAAAGGAAGAGTTTGCAATGATGTTATGATCACATTGTGACATCATATATAAATCTTCATAATCAGTACCATGATAAGACCTATCATCAGTAAATGTATAATATTCATGGGCATCAATTAATCGCATTGCTTTCCCATAATACTCGTCATCTGGAATTTCGTAGGTATCTGAATATTTAGAAATATAATCGCCTTTCCGATAATGAATAGAACAAGTATTATATCCCCATTCATAATAATGACAATAATCAAACTCAAACAATTTCAAAGTCTCTGCCCTGTCAAAATATCTCTCACTCTGAAAGTATCCGTCGTAAATCATATTATCAACCGGCTCGATATACTCATAGTGATGCGGAATACTTACTATCCTATTCGGCATTGGTTTATCCTGATTCTTGTTCCAGTCAAAGTTCTTAAAGATATTCAGATAGTCATAACAGTTTTGAGAATGACCCGAAAGCAGGAGTCTTTGGAATACCTCATCAATATCAGGATATCTTACCTCAAATCCGCCCCTTCGAGCCAAATCCTCAATAAAGGCAATCTGAAAAAGCATGTTGCACAATCCGCCCTTGAGATTTACGCTTACCATTTTATTTGATTTACGATTATATCCATATACTTACTCTGAAGATACTCATGTTCATCATGTCTCATCTGAGGTTCATTGCCTGTGATTTGCCTTGCATGGTGTCTGTACCAAACAACATCTTTATCACAGTAGGTCACTTTATAGCCTTTCGTCAGCAAGTTAAGAAGAAAATCGTAATCCTCTGCATATCCCAACTTCGGATCAAAGCCTCCAACATCAATAAACATATCCCTTCTGAAAAGCTCAGCTTCAAAATTTACCGGATTATTACCAATTGGAAGAATAGTCTTAATAGTAACTTCTTTGGGTGGTTTGTATTGTTTCGCCCCACCGAAATCATCATCATTAAAACAAAGAGCATTAGCATAGACAAGATCCGCCGTTCCCCGTGCATCGTATAAATCCTGTAAGCAAGTAGGATTTAACAGATCGTCGTCATGTAGGACTTTAACCCATTCCCCTTTAGATTTTAATATTGCCTGATTAACCATATTGGCATAATTTGACTTCGGGAAATTATAGAACGGAATATCCCCGGCGTATTTTTTCAACTCTGGGTTTCCATCAGCACAAAAGATAATATCATAGTCATCAAATGTCTGATTCTTTGCGCTGTCAATAGCTTCTTTAATCCAACCCCTATCCATGTAGGCTGTTACGATTACTGTAATTTTCGGCATAGTCTTAGTTTTTTAGCGATTTCTACTGGGATAATATTTTCAAGTTTAGTTTTGGTTTTGTAGTAAGGAGACGCAGGATGTATAAATAATTCCTCCCGCTCATAAGAGATATGATTCCTTCCATTGGTGATTAACGTATTCCTCTTCGGCTCATATATCATTTTATCTTTGATGTGATTTGAAAACCATTTATCAACTCCCTTATTTACAGTTTCAAATTTGAACCGCTTTACAAGTTCTGTTTTGGCAGTCATTTGAAGTCCGAAGGGAGCAAAGAAATCATACCTACAAACCTTATCAAGATTAATATCGTAAATATATCCTTTTGTAGTTACGCACCAGTCCGCCTCTTTGGAATACTTTTCCGCCTCAATAAGCATGTAAGGTGAATAATAATTATCTCCAGCACAAAGACAATAGTAATCGCCTTCAGATTGACTTGCTATCATAATCCATTTCATTGAAAGTGGATAACGATTCTCGGAGTTGAAATATTTAATCTGTTCACAACCTACCTGTGAAAGCCTTTCTTCATAAGAGTAAAAGAAATCTTCTCCTAGCTGATTCTCTCCGTCCTCAAAGATTACTAATTCCCAACCCTCGCACGGTTTTATCTGATTACATAATGACTCCATAAAAAGCCATGTAATATCTGGCATATTCCAGAGCGGAAGTGCTACTGTTCCTTTCATATTTTTGTGCAATTTCTGAATACCGGAAAATCTGTTAAATCTTTATAAACTTCTTCTAAATCCTCATTGTGAAGAGGATAGTTTTGAAGTAGTGTTAATCCTCTTGCAGCTTGTTCAGGAGACATATACATGTTCCAGCCAAGCATGTCAATATTATCATGCTCATAAGGAACAGCAGACCGCCCCTCGTAACGTGCTTTCTTAAACCATTCAACAGCTTTTTTATTTGGAGTCAGAATCATTCCCCCCTTCCCGATCTTCAAATGTTTCTTAATATGAAAACTTAAACACATTGTCCCCCCATTCCACATTCCCGAAGTTAGTCTTTTGGCAGCATCATAAATCGGGTAGGGCCATAACTGATAGATGCCTTTCCAGTTGTTCATACGGGTATCAAAGATAACTTCTCCTCCTGCGTGAATAATTGATTGTGGGACACTCAAATAAGTCCGTGAAGGAATATTAACCGCCTCAACTTCCATGTACTTACAACAAAGGAAAAGCGCATCAGTGCAGTTATCTACTGCAACGGCATAAGGTGATCCTGTATATTCCGCCATAGCCTCTTCAAACATTTCAACTACTTTAAAGGGATTCATAATATTCGGTATTTAGGAATGAGTCTCCAATGTTTAAATATATTGCAACATTATGAGACATCCCTTTTGCTAAGGCCATTGATCCCATAGTAATACTTGCTCTTTTTATCATATTGACTATCTCACTAATATTGTTTGAATCATAGTGCAGACAATTTGGGAGTTCGCCATTATTTACCATGTAACGTCCCATCATACCCATTTCGCAAACCGTATTACTCAGTCCGTCATGTTCGGTAAACCGCAAACCAATGAAACATTTTTTGTAAATATCAAGCATCTCCTTTCTGGTGTGATCACCCCATGAACTTTCAATGAAATTATATTCCGGCAGAGCTTCTTTTACTTGTTGATAGATACCTCCATTATAAACTCTTGAATCGGGTTTATACATGTAAATTGAATCGCCTAATGGTTCGGGTTTAATATCCGAGTGATCGTAAGGAGTTACGGGAATACGATAAAACGATAGAGCGTTCATGCCTAAGTCGGCAGCGATCCATTTTGAGATAGCGATATGTTTAATGTTCGGGAATTGATTAAACACTCCAGGGAATCCTCCAGGATTATTAGCGTCACTACCCGCCCAACAGATAACAGTCATTTGCCCTCCGGCGCTGTGAGTGATCGCCCGCCAAATCTGCTTACCTCCATAGCACCCAAACATGAAAAGGGGCTCATCCATTTTTAAG